CGTGAGATTTAGCCATTTTTAACTTTTTTTACGTTTTTTACGTCTATGTTGATATGTTATCTTCTTACTGCTTGTTTTTTCACGTTTAAATCTTGCTTTTTCGGCTGCTGTCATCTCCCCTACAGTCTTAGGTGTCTTACTTGATACACGTTTTTTGGGTCGACAAGCTGGATAACCCCGTTTTTCGCCTTTTTGACGACCACAAGGCTTACCAGTTTTAACATCTACCCAGTTCTCTTTAAACCAACGGGTAAGACCACCACTACTTCTTGCCACGTTTTTTCTCCACTCGGTAAGTACCGCCACGTTTCTTGTACTCTCGTACAAGCCACGCATTAGCATAAGCACTAGGATAAACCTTGAACTTACGCTTGGCTTCGGCTTTTACTCTAGCGTAAAGAGTTTTATTTACAGGAACATTCACTACGCTTCTTGCCTCCCTTCTTTTTCTTCTTCTTTTTCTTAGTCGTAGAATGGTACATAGTAAGAATTAGGTAGTTCTTAGTATATTCTAAACGCAGTTTGACCTAATGTCTCTGGTTTTGCCAAATTAAATTGTTGTAAACAAAGATAGCCAAAAGCATCAAAAGCATGGTCAACTCCTAGATTTTTATTAGGTAAACCAGTATTCGGTGCATATGTAAGAGTTCTTAGTGCTTTTATTAATTCTTTACATCGAGGGTGAATAAAAGTTCTCTGATCTCCGTTTGCATCAAGTAGAGCAGTATTAACAGCAGTAATCTTATCTCTAATTTTCCAGGGAGATTTAGGACTCATAACAGTAAAACCAGACCTTCTAAGAATTGTATGGTCTGTAACTCCAACCCCACTTGTTTTTCTTGCACTACCCGTAGGGTCAGGACAAGCAATAATCCTTCGATCTACCCCGTACCTTCTTGTAACCTCTTCAGCAAAATCCCATGTGGTAGCACCTCCTGTCAGCATGATCTCATCAAAGACATACAAATTGTTGCCATGCTTATATGCACAGATTCCAGCCATAGGGTCAACGTTAAAGTCCAAACCCAATAACAAGGGAAGCATATGTAGATCTTCCACTTCCTTGTCAATATTGTCGTCACTAAAGCTAACAGCAACTAAACCAGTTAAATTTTCAAAACTAGCCTCAAATTCCTGTCTAAATGTTCTTGCATCTAATTGCGACCTAGCTGCTTCTACTTCTTCTTTCGCAACATTACCCCCTTCAATGGTTGTAAAACTCCATCTAGCCCAATCATCCCATTCCTGTTCGCCACAAAAACACCACATATCATAAAACCAGCTTGCAGTACCATCAGGAGTGCTAATAAACAATGCCCAACCCTGTTTATCAGCTAAAGCTGGTCTAATTACCTCTGCCCATACATCTCGATCCATAAACGCAGCTTCATCTAATACAACCCCTGCTAAACTTCTACCTCTCAATGCCATCGCATTTTCAGTACCCTTCAATTCAATACTTGACCCATTTATCAAATCTAACCTTAAATCTGTTTCATTTTTACTCTTAATCCACACTTTCGGTGTTAATCTTTTTAACTCCTTCCACGCAATATCCTTTGCCATCCGATAAGTAGGAGCACAATAGAAATACACTTCCCCAGGTCGATTGATAGCCCCTCTGAGCAGTTCAATACAGGAAAGGTATGATTTACCAAACCTTCTTCCTGCAACCAACACCCGAAATCTTTTATCACTATTGAATACCTCCCCTTGTGCATACCTTAAACTGATTTCTTGCTGTTTTGTAGCCGTCATACACCTAAAAATAACAGAAAATTCAACTTATACCCCCCTTTTATAGCCTATTATTACTTTTTTAGGTTATTATTCGATTAACAACCCTTAATAAGATCAAGTCCGTGGCTTCTTCTACTTTCCCAGAAAACATAAATAATAATCTAATACCTCAACCAGCGAAAAAGAAAGGTCGTTCCGCTTTTTCTGATGTCTTAAAACGTTCACAACGCTTATACGCTCGTCAACTTGAAGGTAAAACTACTCGTCAATTAGTAATAGAACACGCAAATATCGAAGGTGTTTCTGAAACCACCGCCTGGGAAGATTGGGGTCGTGTAAAAGTTTGGAATAATGAAGATTGGGAAAAAGATAGGGAAAATTTACTTCCACGTTTACAAGCTATGAGAGTGCGTCTATTCAATAAAGCAGTTAAAAAAGGTCAATTACAAACTGCTGCTCAAATTCTCGATAGTTTAGGCAAAGTTATAGGTGAATCCGTAGAAACAGTTAATATTCAAGCTCCAGAACTTTCAATTCGTGTAGAACCAAAAAATTAACCAGAATATATTTAAGTTCCCCTGCCTGTACATAAAAAAAATAGTATTTTTGTACTAGTCCCCCTAGTACACCCTAAAAAAATAGTTAGTCCTTTTTAGTCCTTAGTGGTAGCTAAAAGATAGCATTGTGGTATAATAGAATATAGTTATGTAAACTTAAATTTTTTCCTATGTTTATTTTCTTCAATTCTTTTTTAGTTTCTGAAGTAATAGCACTTTAAAAAATTGCAGGATACATAACTATCTAAACCTAAAAACTATTCAACCCTTCCAAAAATGAACTCAATTAATTTATTCCCAACAGAGGACAAACAAACCCTAAGAGCAGAGAGACTAAAATTTAGTTTTAGTTTTAGTTCTTATAGTTCTTACATGACTATTTCAAACAGTGATAAAGAACTTACAATTTATCTTGATGATAAAGCCGTTAGAGATCAGATAATCTTTAACGTAAATAACTTAAACGCTAGTTATTCAAGAGATAAAAGCTTCTTAGTTCAACTATTTAAATCAGTAGTTACAAGAATAAACGAAGCTGACAAAGAGGACAGAGCAGAGTTAGAAGCTTGGCTAGTTGCTAACTTTAAGCATCAGGAGTTAACAAATGAGAGCTAAGAAAACTTATTTAAGATCTCAAGTAAAAGTATTATTAAATATTTTAGACCTTGAGAAACTAGACAAATTATGTCTAGGAAAATATGGAGAGCTTAACCGCTCTCTATATTTTAGATACTTACTAAAAAAAGAAATTAAGGAGACTTTAAAAAATGAGGCTTAAGATTCAATTAACTTGTTATTTAATTTTAATAACATCAATCTGTTTTACTGGTTTTGAGATATTCAAAACCTTAAACAATTTTCAAAACACTTATTTACAAAAATTAGAGGTACTTAAAAATGATTAAAACAATCGAATTAAAAAAAGTCATCTTCACTCTAGATACAGATTATCTAGAGTTAGTTGATGCAGTCGGGTTAGACTATACAAAAAGGGGAACCGATCTTAAAGTTTCTGTTTATCTTGATGAAGAAGAGATGACAGAATATTTTGATAAAGATCCTTATAATTTTGCTTTTAACTGTCTTAACACTGAACTTGCCGAAAGTTGCTCAGATTTTAAAATATACAAGATGAGCAAAGAAGAGCAAAAAGAAATAATTAATAATGATGATGAAGAAACTGGTTATATTTATAATTAAAATTATTTAAAAATAATTAACCCTAAGAAATTAGGGTTATTTTTTTATTTTTTTATTCTCAATAATTTTTTTTATTGAGACTCAATAATTTTTTAATTGAGAAAAAATTTTTTAATAATTTTTTTTTTTAAATTTTTTAAACTAAAAAAAAAGTAAGAAAAAAATAAGGTATAAACTGAATGAATTTTTTAAGGTATAAACTGAATGCAAAAACTGAATGAATTTTTTATAAACTGAATGTTTTTTTATATCACTATGATATAATTAAAAATGAAGTCTCAAAAAAAAATTATGACTCAAACACTAATTGAAGAAGTCAAAGAAACAGCCATTGACTACCTTAAAGACAATGTATGTGATGACACTTATGGTTGTGACCTACATAATGAAATTTTTAATACTGACTATTTTTGTTGTTATACGTCAGATTGCAAAAAGTATCTTGAACAATATGGCGTATTTAAAGCAATAGAAAAAGTGCAAGAGTATGAAAAATTTAATTTTGGAGAAGTTACAACAGATTTAGGCGATCCTTTTAAATTGCTTCATATGTTGGTTTATATTCTCGGAGAAGAATTTTTATCTAATTCTCAAACATTAAATAACACTTATTGGAATGAATATATACCAGAAAATGAATATAAAACAATTATTAAAGAATTAGAAGAGAGTTAAAAAAACTCTCTTTTTTTTATATATATATTGTATATATACTATAAATGTGATATCATTTTAATAGTTTATACAATATTAAAAATGCCAAAACTGAATGAACCGATGCATGAATGGGTATATCTCTCAATAATGGGAGAATATTTAATTTGTCCCGATGAATTTCTTGAAAACCCAAGAATAAGAAAAGCCTATGAATTGAATGATGAAGTCATGCTTAGAAAAATTCTTGAATGTGAGTATTAATTATGAATTGGACTTCAAAAGAAAAATTTAAGTATTGGAATAAAGCATATCAAGAATATTCTCTTGAAAGTGGTTTATCTCTTAAAGACTTAAGTAATTGGATTAAAGTTAACCCTTTTGTAGCAGTAGCTATAGAAGATAGAGCTATTCATTTTTTAAAGGAGAGTAAGTAATGAATTTTAAATTACAAGAAAAAGATGCAAGTGCTTTATTTTTAGCACTTGATGAAATAGTAAGATTTGACTTAAAAAAATTTAGTCAAGATGAAAGAGAATCTATTTTAAATATTTATAGAAAAGTTAGAAAATATAATCCAATACATTTAAAAAATAACCCTAGATACATTTGTAGAAAATGAAACTTAAAAAGACAAGAAAAGAAAGAAAGTGTTATCAGTGTAAATCTCTTATCAATAAAGGAGATTTATACGGTCAAAAAAGTATAGCACTTGGAGAAAAAGTCAATGGAAAATCAGAGACTTTTGATGGTATGAATACTGTTATTGAATATATGAGAATACCAGTATCAATGTGTCAATGTTGTTTGGAGAATAAATAAATGAAATACAAACAAAGATTTAAAGATATGCCTATAGATACTTCATGGACTTATGAAGAAGATAGAGAATGGTTTATCAGAGAATGTAGTAATTTAGCTTTTGGCGAAAATACTATAGAGCGTGGTTATTCAATGGAAGAAGTAATAGAACAATTAAAAGAATTTTCTGATAATGCACTTAAATGGGAGTAGGGGGAAGAATGAAAATTATTAAATTATCTGATAAAAACTTTAAATTATTTAAACAATATTGTGAAGAATGGATTGATACAAGAATTGAATTAATTGAACAAAGTAGCAACTGTGGAGATATTCATAGACAAGAAGAATTAGTTGAACACATAATGTTTGATGTTTATGACTCTATAAAGGAGATTGAATAATGGTAAATATAAATCCAAATAGAGAATCATGTATGGAATATATGAAAGAACTAATTAGAAAGAAATTATCTAAAACTGAAGTAATAGAAGAATGTAAAAAAGGTTTTGATAATGTACATCCTAGTACCTTTTATGATTGGTATGACATTGTAATAGTTGAATCAGATATAGAAGAATGGGAAAAGCAAAATAAGATAGAAATACATGATAAAAGGCAAGATAAAATAGATTTAAAATATCAAATATATAAAGATCAAAAAGCTATATATACAAATAAAGAATCAAGTATAGATGATAAGGAAAAAGCTATGAATATATTATTATCTCACTTTCTTAAAAGGGTGGAATAATTTACTGGCATTAAATCTTTTTTTTAAGGAATTAAGGAGGTTTAAGTAAGACCAGTTTTTTCCAAATACGAAAATTCGGTAACGAAAATGTCTAGCGATCCACTAAAAAATTCAATAGATGAACAATTCATCGAAGATTTAGGAGAAAATTGCAGTTCTCCATTGATATGGCAAACATCAGCACATATCATTCAAAAATATATTAAAGAGTTAGTACAGCATGAAGTTGATGTTATTACTGATTCAGATTGGTTTGACCAAAAAATACATGATGCTGTAGGAGATTCTAATGAGTAAGTATTTTAAATTAACTGTATCGTCAATGTCGATGCATAGTTTATTAATCAAAACACCTGATGATATCAATGAAGATGATATTCATATGAACTTCAGAAAATTTGATGGTTCATGTTTTTCATCTGATGATGGAGATTGGGAATATTCCAGTACTGAAGAAATAGATAAAGAAAAATTTGAAAAAGAAGAAATGTGGAAACTTAATTGGGAGGATAGATACCAATGATTGATAACCCATTACCAGATCAAGTTATGCAAGAAAAAGAAGCTCTTTATGTAAACGAAAAATATGAAGAGCATTGTGCAGATAGTGCTAAAAACTTAGCACAGGAACATAATCTACATCCAGATTATTATGAACCTTTTATAGAGTTTTATATTGAAGAATGTAGAGAATCAGATAGAGGTTATTTT